CTTTGACCCGGTGGACGTGCTGTCCATCCTCTCGGCCGGTACCGAGGGAAAGACCGACCCCGACGATATCCCGGAAGCTCCTGCTGACCCGGCGACCCAGGAGGGCGACGTCTGGATCCTCGGAAACCACCGGCTCTGCTGCGGCGACTCCACTGATGCGGATGCGGTTGCAAAAGCGCTGGGAGGTGCGGTTCCGCACCTGATGGTCACCGATCCTCCCTATGGCGTGAAGTATGATCCGAAGTGGCGTCTGGAAGCTGGCGTGAACAAGGCTCATCAGAAACGCGCCGAAGGAAAGGTCCTGAACGATGACCGCGCTGACTGGCGCGAGGCGTGGGAGCTCTTCCCCGGCGACGTCGCTTACGTCTGGCACGGTGCTCTGCATGCAGCCACGGTCGCGGACTCGCTTGTCGCCTCTGGTTATCAGGTCCGGTCCCAGATCATCTGGGCGAAGAACAGCCTCGTCATGGGGCGCGGAAACTATCACTGGCAGCATGAACCGTGCTGGTACGCGGTGCGCAACGGAGGCAAGGCGCATTGGGCCGGAGACCGGAAGCAATCCACGCTCTGGGAAATCCAGAACATGCACCGCACTCAGGGCAATGTCGATGATGGCAAGACCATCCACGGCACCCAGAAGCCGATCGAATGCATGCGCCGCCCAATCCTCAACAACTCGAAAGCCGGGCAGGCGGTCTACGATCCGTTCCTCGGCTCCGGCACCACCCTCATCGCCTGCGAGATGGAAGGCCGCCACTGCCGTGGCCTGGAGCTGAACCCCGCCTATTGCGACGTGATCGTCAAACGCTGGGAGGACTTCACCGGCCTGAAGGCAGAGCGCGTCCCTGCGAAGGAGTTGGCCGATGTCTGATCAGCAGGAACCCGAAGTCGACGTCGGCGGGCGCCCACGCAAGGAAATCGACCTGAAACAACTCGAAGCGATGTGTGCGATCCAGTGCACCGCAGAGGAGTGCGCATCCGTTTTCGAGTGCTCGGTGGACACAATTGACCGCCGCCTGAAGGAGGAAGGGTACGCTGGTTTTGCGGAGTTCTTTAAAATGCACTCCGATGCCGGCAAGGCTTCCCTCCGCCGCATGCAGTGGAAGAACGCTCAGAACGGCAACGTGGCCATGCAAATCTGGCTCGGCAAGCAGATGCTCGACCAGAAGGATCGCACCGCCAACGAGCACACCGGCAGGAACGGTGGCCCGATCGAGACCATCGACCTGTCCAGCCTGACCGACGAGCAGCTGGAGCAGTACGGCGCGCTCTGCCAGGCCATCACCGGCCAGTCTTCCGATGACAGCAACAGCGCTGAAGGATAGCGCGCCGACGCTCCCGCTCAGCATCGAGGCCTACCAGCGGGAGATCGAGCGCCGGAAACTGGAGGCAGCCAGACAGGACGCGGACGCCATCCGCAGGCGCTGCAAGTCGTTTGCTGGGTACGTGAAGGAAGCGTGGCCCATCATCGAGCCAGGAACCACGCTCAAGTGGAACTGGCACATGCAGGCCATGTGCGACCACCTGGAGGCTATCACCTTTGGCCGCATGTCCCCGTGGCTGATCATCAACGTGCCGCCCGGCTCGTCCAAGTCCACGATCGTGTCAGTTCTCTGGCAGTCGTGGGAGTGGGGGCCATGTGGGCTCCGCCATAACAAGTTCGTGTCCACCTCCTTCGAAGAGGGCAACGTCAAGCGTGACACGCGGAAGACCCGGAACCTGATCCTCTCGGACTGGTACCAGACGCTCTGGCCGGAAGTGTCGCTGACCCGGACTGCGGAGCTCTCGTTCGAGAACGCCGACACCGGTACCCGTGAGGGCGTGACCTTTGCAGCCGTCACCGGTAAGCGGGGTGACCGCCTGGTGGTCGATGATCCGCACTCGATTAGGGGCGCGGAATCGGAAGCAGAGCGCTCACGAGCCTGCCGGGAATTCCTCGAGGGCGGCCTCAACCGAACCAACGATGCGGAGACCTCCGCAATCGTGATCGTGATGCAGCGGCTGCATGAAACCGACCTGACCGGCACGCTGCTGGCCCGGGACCTTGGGTTCACCCACCTCTGTATCCCGATGGAGTTCGAGCCCGAACGCCGGGTGACCACGCCGATCGGCTGGACCGACCCGCGGGAGACCGATGGGGAGCTGATGGACCCGGTGCGATTCCCTCGCACTGCGATCGACAAGCTGAAGAAGGCCGGCGAGTACAGCTGGGCTGGCCAGTACCAGCAGCGCCCGTTCCCTCGGGGCGGCGGCATGTTCAAGCGGGACTGGTTTGAGATCATCCCGGCTGTGCCTACGGGCTGCATCTGGGTCCGGGGCTGGGACTTCGCGGCCACACGTTCGACACGGGCCGCGTACACTGCGGGCGTGAAGATGGGGCGGATGCCTGATGGCCGGTACGTCATCGCCGACGTGCGCCGCAAACAGGGCACCGCTGCGGAAGTCGAAACGCTCCTGAAGAACACGGCCTCCCAGGACGGATACGGGGTCCGGGGCTCGATTCCGCAGGACCCGGGGCAGGCAGGTAAGGCGCAGGTCCAGTATCTGATCCGCCAGCTCGCAGGTTACAGCTACACGGCATCGACCGAGACCGGTGACAAGGAAACGCGTGCCGAACCGTTCGCTGCACAGGCGCAGGTCGGCAACGTCCTCATCGTGGCAGGGCCATGGAATGAGGAATACCTCTCAGAGCTGGAGAGCTTTCCCTCCGGCACCTTCAAGGACCAGGTCGACGCCACGTCGCGGGCCTTCAACGAGCTGGTCAACGGCTCCTCCTACAATCTGGACAATGTCTGATGGGTGCATTCACTTTCGTCACCGACACGCTGCGCAACCTCGCCAGCGGGCTCATGAGCGAGCGCGACAAGGTCGCGGCCAACGAGTTCTATTTCAACGAGGTGGACCCCTCAGAGCTGGAGGCCATGTACCGCGGCGACTGGATGGCTGGCAAAGCAGTCGACATCCCCGCTTTCGACAGCGTCCGTGAGTGGCGGAACTGGCAAGCGTCCGCAGAGCAGATTGAACTGCTTGAGGCCGGAGAGAAGCGGCTCGGCCTGAAGGAGAAGATCCTCGAGGCCATGATCTACGGCCGGCTCTACGGCGGCGCAGCGTTGTTCTTGGGCGTGGGCACTGATGATCCGTCCACGCCGCTGAACCCCGAGCGGGTGAAGCAGGGCGACCTCAAGTACGTCCACGTCCTGACCCGCTATGACCTCAGCACCAACGAGCTCCGCAAGAACCCGGAGGACGAGTGGTTCGGCGAGCCGGTCGATTACACGCTGGCCACCGAGACCGGCGTGTCCCTGATCATCCACCCGTCGCGGATCATCACCTTCACTGGTAATCGGAAGCCGCAGCGCATCACTGCGGTCGATCCGTGGGGTGATAGCGTGCTCGCCCGGGTCCGGGATGCCATGGGCAACGCGGCCCTCTCCGGTCAGGCTGTGGCCCAGATGCTGATGGAGTCGAAGCTCGACGTCCTGAAGATCCCGCAGCTGATGAGCGTGCATCTGGCCACCGCAGATTCGACAGAGCGCCTGCGCACCCGCCTTGCGACTGCTATGTCGCTGAAGTCGTCGGTCAACGCGCTCGTCCTCGACAAGGAGGAGGAGTACGAACAGAAGCAGGTCGGCTTCGAGAAGCTGCCGGAGATCATGCAGCAGTATCTGCTGATCGTCTCAGGTGCAGTCGATATTCCGGCCACCCGTTTCCTCGGCCAGTCCCCCGGTGGCCTCAACGCCACGGGCGACAGCGACCTGAAGAACTACTATGACCGCATCGGTGCCGAGCAGCGCCTGACGCTGACGCCGCGCCTCTCCCGTCTGGACGAGGTGTTCATTCGCTCCGAACTCGGATCACGGGACGAGGCCATCCACTACACGTGGGGGCCGCTCTACCAGACGAGCGAGAAGGAGCATGCCGAGATCGAGAAGTCGCGCTCGGAGACGTTCAAGAACTACGCGAACATGGGGCTGCTGAACGACGGTGTCCTGGCCAAGGTGCTGGAGACGGCGCTGATCGAGTCCGGCCAGTTCCCGGGCATCGAGAACGCGCTGGAGGAATTCCAGTCCACGACCGAGTCCTTCGACCCGGATGCGGATGACGATCCGGCCAACCAGCTGCCGGGCGATCCTGACAATCCGAACGACCCGAACGCGGATCCGGAGGAGGACGACGAAGAGGACGAGGACGTCGATCCGAAGACCGGCAAGCCGGTGAAGGATGCCGCCCCGCGCACGCTCTACGTCTACCGCAAGGTCCTGAACGGCAAGGCGCTGGTCGCATGGGCCAAGCGTAACGGCTTCGGCGAGACGCTGAAGGCCTCGGACATGCACGTCACGATCGCGTTCTCCCGCACGCCTGTCGACTGGATGAAGGCCGGCTCTACCTGGTACAGTGACAAGGAAGGGAAGCTCACGATCCCTGCCGGTGGACCGCGTGTGGTCGAGCCGCTCGGTCCGAAAGGCGCGGTCGTTCTCCACTTCGCCTCCAACGACCTCGTCTGGCGGCATGAGGACATCAAGCGCAGCACCGGAGCTGATTGGGAGTGGGACGACTTCCAGCCGCACATCACCATCACCTATGAGGGCGCTGAGAAGATCGACCTCTCCGCGGTCAAGCCGTTCAGCGGCAAGATCGAGCTCGGCCCGGAAATGTTCGAAGAGGTGGTCGAGGACTGGGCTAAGAAGCTGCAGAAGGATGGCCTCGTAAGCTGATGGCCTATGACCTTCGTCTCGTAGCCCGGCAGGCAGGTGTCCGCCGGGATACGACCCTGCGACCGATCGAGATCACGAACGCGCTGAAGCGCTCGCTCTTCGCGGTGACGGTCCAGCCGGTCAGGGCCTGGCAGCAGGAGATCAGCGACCGCATTCTCCCGGCCTATGGGCAGGCAGTCTCAACGCTCACCCGCGATGATGAAACCGACGATCTTCGGGAAGTCATCCGGATTGCGGAGGCACTGATCGAGGGCCGCACCGTCCAGGTCGACGTCGAGATCGAGGCGTGGATGCGAAGGGCGATCAACTGGCACGACCAGCGCTGGGCTGAGGCAGTCCGTGCCGGGACGGGCGTCGACGTGTTCCCGTTCATCAATCAGGCCGCCAGCCTGCCGAAGGTGAAGGCGTTCCAGCAGCGCATCTCCAGCCTGATCCGGGACATCAACGCCACCGCCCGTAAGGACATTGAGGAAACCGTCTGGCGCGGTCTGACCGAACAGACACCCCGCAAGGAGATGGGGAAGGAGATCGCCGAACGGCTGGGCATCCAGCGCCGGCGCGCCAACCGCATCGCCATCGACCAGGCCCAGAAGCTGTCGGGCAAACTCACCGAGATCCGCATGAACGAAGCGGGGCTCACACAGTACGAGTGGCGACACTCAGGGAAGGTCCATTACCGGCCGGAGCACAAGGCCCGGAACGGCAAGAAGTATGCGCTCGGCTATCCCAGAGGCGACACGCCTGGGCTGAAGCCATTCTGCGGCTGTATCCAGCTGCCAATCATCGACGTGGAGGAATGATCGATGGACCAAGAAAAGCTGACCAGCATGATCTGGGAAGCCCTGCAGGAGCAGAACGACAACGAGGCCTACCTCGCTCCGCTCAATGACGATTGCAGCGTCATCGAGGTGGACGGGGTCGTGGACCTCGGACGCATATCCGCTGCTGTGCTGCAGTCGATGGGGGCCGAACAAGCATCAGGCGACAACATCAACCTCCTGAATGTCGACTCCGAGGTTGCCGACCAGATTGTCGCCATGTCTGAGGCGATCAAGACAGCCATCCGCGAGAGCAGCGCCACTGCCGCCATCGACATTGCGATGATCGGGAATGTTGCGAAGGTCAGCATTGTCCCGATGTGGATTGGTGCCGACTTGGCGAAGGAGGGGGCAGAGAGAACTGTACGCCACACGGTGTACGGCACAGTCTGCGAGACCTGCGAGCAGGAGTATCGCTGGGTCGATGGTAACGACGATAGGTGTCCGCACTGCTACCGGGCCGAGCTGGAGCAGGGGCTCTCCGATGACTGATCCCTCCCTGCAGGAACGCATTGCCACGCTCATGGCCAACCAAGAGGCCGAATCCAGCCTCTCCATGGGCGAGATCATCGACCGGATGGCGGAGGCACTCTACGTCGAGCACTACCGCAACAAGCGGCCGACGAAGTGGGCGACCCTGATGGAGGGCGCAGCGGCCGGGAAGACATCGCCCATGACCACGGTGGCCAAATGGCGCCGCATGGCCCGGAAGGCGCACACTGCCTATCACGCTGCTGTGGACGAGCGGAAATGACCCGGCTCGTGCAATGGGACGTCACTGACAGCGCGGCTTTCGCAGGCGAGACAGTCCATATCCTCGGCGGTGGGCCCAGTCTTCGCCACATGGACATCAGCATCCTCGACCTCGACC